CATTTTCCATAATCCGGTATCTGTATCTGATGAATTTTGTCCCACTCTTTAAGAAGTTTTACTAGATCATCTTTACTTCGCAAAACAGAGATGTGATGCTTTTTCATTAACACTTTCAATGACTTGGTTTTCATGGCATTAAGATCCCAACCCGGTTCTAACGGATCTAAAAGTTTGATCATATCCAATTTGCTTCTGGTGACGGCTATCCCACGTTGTTGAGCAAGCTTTTGGAGTGTCTTGCCATTGAGTAAACTGTACTTACCATCCTGAATGATTTTATTTAAGTGAGACTTTTCCTGTTTGGCATGTTTAGCAAGCTCTTCGATCTGCTCCGGGACTAAAATGCAATCAACATTCTTGTCTGCTACCGCAGTTAGTGGAATTGTCAAAATCGTTTCTATTTTTAAATCACTGTAAGCTTTTAGAGTATCTTTACAAACTCTGGCTCTGGCTGCCACTGTGGTACAGCGACAGGCCGGATGAGCAGGGATAGGTGGCATGTTGTCTATATTAAATTCTTTCCCATCGAGTCCACCACAGACCGGACACATCCTTTCATCTCCCACCGCCATCCATTTAACACGCCGAACGTTTATGGTATCGAAGAATTTGAGTCTGCCCTGATTGTGGGCTCTTAAGGTTTCCGTTCGGGTAATGAGTTCTAACCTTTGCTGTGCGGTCTTAAATACAGTCTTGCCTGCTCTTCTAAATGAAGCAGGGTCAGTAATGATACTTCCCAAGCCTTTGGAGATCGTTGCAATAGAATCGCCTTTGATGATGCCAAGTGTAATTCCCTGCTTGATTCCATTTAGAAGTTCTTTATGGACATTGCCAACCAGCTGAACATTAAAACGCACCATAAAATCCAATGCGTTTCTGTCAATCAAGCTCATCACTTGTTTTGCTAATAATTGTTCATCTGTAGAACTCAAAATATCCCATCGTGGGAATTTTGCATTTTTGAGTTCCGAGATTCCATTTTGGACTCCGCTTTGGAAACTTGATTTCGTGGCGGTGGTTATAAGCAAAGTCTGGTCTTTTTTTACTTGGGATAGGGTCTTCGTTAAATCACTCTGTAATCCTTTTAACCGAGATTGAAATACTTTCTGGCCCGGAGTTAAATCTGAAATTTCTGAATATTTAACCAGTTGGGATTTGATGGAAAGCTCCCCTTTTTTTAAAAGTTCCACCATACCGGCCACCTGTTGCTCGGTATAAAGATTGCGAGCCTGATATGATTTTAGGGTTTCAGATAGTATCTGCTGTGCTTGGGCTGACATCCAACTCTCCAATTGAGAATTGTCTGCAGAAACGATCATCAAACGTTTTTTCTGTTAGGTGGACAGAGCAATGATTGCTGCTGCCGTCCCAATAAACACAGTCTCCGCATGTATGTTCTGAATTAAACACATTCCCTGAAGCAAACATTTCCGTTATGTCACTGGCTTCTGTTCGCTTAGCTCTCTCACCTTCTTGCTTCGGATCTAAACCTAAAATCTCCTGTGATGTCTCCACCGACATAATCCCAAGCTGCACCATGGAAACGATATCTTTTACATCCCAGGTCATATCCACAATACTTTTTTCCTGCTGGCGGTTGGTCTTTTCTATCTGGGGATTCAAGTCCATTTTGGTCTGCAAGGTGTTTTTAGAAATAAGATTCCTGTCATAGAGTTCAATGAGCATTTTGCGAACTTCCTTTTCATCCGACAGATCCATATCCGAAAAGAAATACTGAACACTCTCTTCTACTCCGGTTATCTCTTTCCAATCGTCAAATATCCATGCCAACATATCTCTGGCTACCTGCTTGATCTCTTTGAGCATGATAATCATTTTCCGCATGGCAATATTGGCTGTGGCGAAGTTGGGACCGTCTCCAGTTACGAGTGTCCTATTTAAACCCAGTGCCACCAAGATATCTTCTTTCAACTCCGCTACTTTCTTCTCTGTATCCAGCACATGTCCTTCATTACCATAAGTCTCTGCTTTCACATAGAACGGAACCACAAGCCCGCTTTTCAAATCCATCTTATTGATCTGATCCCGAATGGCTTTTAGCATTTTCTGGTCCGGCATAATCACTTTATCACCATACTTTCCCCCAACTTGAATAAACCGTAAAGGAGTAGTCCACCGTTTTGCAATCGCCCGTTCTGCTTTTCGATAATCTCTTAAGAGTCCAATGGCATGGAAAGCAGGGATAATCATGGAGTTTCCCCGGTCTGAAAACTCCGGAGCATTCCACTTAAAATGCACCAATTGCTTTATGGGAAGTTTAATCTCCTTGCCCAAGTTTCCATCCGTGTTTTGCGTAACCTGTTTTGCTTCCGAAAGCTGCCCATCTTCATATTTGACTTTGACACTTACCGGATTAACACAGGTAATTTTCTCTATGGTCTTACCATCCTTGGAATATTCTTTAAACCCAACCGCATCGCCTTTAATGAGTAATTGCAAAATCATGTCTTTGACAAACACATTCAATTTTAGATCATTGAACAGTTTTTGAGCATCATCCCTGACGGCTTCATCTCCTACACTGACCCGGATCTCATCACCGATAGCGAAGGTTCGCCAGGTGTTTATCACATTATTTACCAATGGTTCTTCCAGGTAATACTTCCAGGACTGTTTGGCTTTTTCTTCCCATGAAGCCGGAACGGTGGTATCCTGACTGATGGGGATAAATACACTGCTGTCAATCTGCTCCGCTGTGGCAAACAAGCCGTTTTCTTTAGCCGACGTTGGCTTTTGTTTAGTTTTTGGCATATACCCTCGCTTTCATTAAAATATTGGATTTGTGGCAACCGGCATGGGGATATCCCACACTTCACGGTTCATCATAATTTCTAAAGATTGTTTTTTCTCTCTGACCAGCATGGCACACCGTATAGCATCGATAATATGGTCATTACCTTTGGAATAAATCACCCTGCCGTTTTTCAAAGTATACGTGTGGGTGGTAAACTGGTCTTCAATGACAGAATCAATCAGAGGAAATAAAAGTTTCTTACCATGCAGATGCTTTGCGATAAGTGTAGTCATAAATTCCTTGGTGCGTTTTTTCAATGGTTTGGTTTTATCATCATCCCGGTAGCCGATTATGGTGGACGATCCAAAGTCTATTCCCTCGATTCTCTCATCTAAATCCAAGTCTGCAAACTTATCTAAATGCAGCAAGTCTTGTAAAATGCTCATTCCGTTGCCCCCATGATCTAAGCCTATTCCAGAGGGTTTATAGTACCGGTCAATGGTGGCTAAAATCTCTGCAATAATCGGGTAAGCGATATGTTCACAATGGACCCGAAGCACCAATTCCATATTGGTTTTTATATTCTCTTCAGAAACTCTTTCTCTAAATACCACAATCTCGGTGGGATCATTCACATAGCCGGTGTCACTCCCCACCCAGAAAGCAAACTCTGCATTGTTCTGTGGGATAAGATTTAAAAGCATATCTATCCTGTCCAGGACTTCCATTTCATTTTCACAATCTCGGATATGGTCTTGGGTGATTTCAACTAACTGGTAGTCATCAATGGGCACTTGTGACAGTTTGAAATGTTCAATATTGAACGCACCGTAGCTGGGTTTGCCGTGTTCCCCTGCAACCTCATGCTGCCACCCAGCTGATTCTATTCCGCCATAAAACTCCAAGAGTTCAATCTTTCTATTTTCAGTCCAATTTGGATTTTCCCAAGATGGAATTTTAAATAACTTCCAGCGGTCAGAGGATGTGAGACGATAATATGTAGTATCCCGAAGTCCATTGGGAGTGGAATAAATCCTAAAGACACCACCTTGGATTAAACATTGCCTTAGAGCTTTCCAAGCCTTCTCTGGTATCCAGGCTCCTTCATCCACCAAAATCATATTCACATGTAAACTCCTGAAAGAATCTCCATAGGCACCAGCCGGTCTAAAGAAAATCACAGATCCATTCTTCCATTCTATTCGGAAGTAAGGTTTGCGGAGTATCTTGGGTCTGCCTTGATTGTTAATGGCAATAGATGAAGTCAAGTCTGGATTATTATCTATCTGCCATTCCACCTCATCAATGATCGTATCCAGATGACCCTGATGCGGTGTAGCAACCAATACCTGTCCGCCTTTGGATGTAAATGCATTGTGCAAGGCCAGCGTTGCAATGTTGACAGTTTTACCCACATCCCTGCCGTCTCTGTGAATTATCTGTCTATCCCTACATTGCAAATCTTCTGCCTGGTGCGGCCAGTATCGTCTATCCTTACCATCACGATTCTGTAAATACGCTTGACCCCAAAAGAAAGGATTCTTTAAAACCTTAACCAATTCTTTCTTCCGGTATTTAGGCAAGTTTTCAAATCTCTCTGCGTACTGGCTCATACCATCTTTCTCACATTAAATGTCGAATTGAGTGGATGTTTGAATGTGTCGAGCTGAACGTCCATCGTCGATTACGCATAACAAAAAAGGAAAACAAAAATGAAAGAAACGACTGATTACCAAATAAGCTATTTGGAAGGCTCGGGAGAACTGGTGGAAAAAGTGAACCAGTTCCTTGATCACCTTAAAAGTAAAGGCAAAAAAGAGAAAACGCTTTACACCTATGGCAAGGATGTGGAACTGCTGGTGAACCATTTTAGCAAAGGTAAAGTGATAACCAAAATCACCAAGCCACTCATGGGTGGGTTTTTGAAATGTGATGGGATTCTTAAAACCGCTTCCGGTAAAGATAAATCCCATATCACCATTAATAAAACCCGCAGAGTGGTAAGTCAGTTTTTCGATTGGTTGATTGAGATTGGTGAGATTGAATCTTCTCCCATGCCAAAGGAAGCATAAATCCATGAGCACGCCAGAAAAGAGAGGGTCCCATCTTGGGGCTCTCTCTTCATTCAAATCAAAATTAATCGCTGATGGAAAATCAAAGCATACCGTTTCATCATACTCGAGGGATGTAAAATCTTTTCTAATCTTTACAGATGATAAAACGATAACTGAAATTTTACTGAATGAGTATTTTTCCACTGTGGCTTTAAAGAATGAAAAGAATGGTAAAAATCGAGATACCGCTTCGGTTAATAAAATCAAATCATCTTTAAAAGCATATCTGAAATATCTGGGTAAACCAAAGCTATGCGAAGCTATTAAACTCAAATCCACACAACGTAAAGAACCTGCATTCCTTACAGACGCCGAACGTTTGAGACTTTTAAAGACCATCCGATCAACCAAAGGCAATCTTGCTTTGCGGGATAATGCCATGGTTTCTACCATGCTACTTGCAGGGATCCGTGTGGATGCTTTGGTTAAACTCAATATCCAAAATGTCAACTTGGATGAGAAGAAACTCACCATCCGAACCAAAGGGGACAAGATTTTCAAAGTCTTTATTAATTCCAAGCTTCGTAGAATCCTGAAACGATTTTTCAAATACCGCATCAAACTCTCATCTGATTGCGAAGCATTGTTTTTAAGCAATCGGATGTCACGCATCACATCTCGGCAGGTGTCGTTTAGACTCAAACACTGGCTGGATAAAGCTGGCATTGAAAAGATCATCTCACCCCATTCCCTTCGACATACGTTTGCAACCCAACTGCTTCAGAAAACCCAAAACCTGCGGATAGTCCAAAAGGCTTTAGGACATGAGTATTTAGAAACGACCCGGATATATACGCACATCTTGGATGATGAAATGGAAGACGCTTTAGATTTACTGTAGGCTTTTCAAACTCATTTTTACTTGTCGTGGGAAAATTGGGGTTTTCATATCCATAAATAAAAACACCTTCGAGCTTTGAAATTTCTTTTTTTCTTGGCATCATTTCCACAGAACATTTAAGAACTGTTGTGAACCC